CGTAGTTGTAGTTGGTTTGCCTTTTCCCCAAAATGCGTGAAAAGGTTGCCTTTGTACTCGCATGAAAAGCACTGGTATATACCAGTCAGCTGATCAATACGCATACTCGGGTTTCTATCTGCGTGTTCAGGGTTGAGGCAACTTACTAGGAAGTCACCGCCCTTTGGTATAAAATATATATCTTTACGTTTTAGTAATTCTTCTACTGTCATACTAGGTTAGTCCAGTCAGTGCTCTCATTCATCAACTCCAGATTGTCTGGAAAGGTGTCTTGTAACTTTTGCAGTATTCCGGCAGTGTTCATGCGTACTGTGTACTGGTTTTTGTGACAGCTATACGTGCTGCCGCTTTCACCATGAAAAATATAATAGTCACCATGTTTTTCTACTTTAGTAACACCACTATTAAGTTTCCAAGAGTCGCCCTGTGTATAACCGCCTGACCAGCCTGCAAGAACCTTATAAAATACAGGCTCGTCTGCAAAGGTTATTTTTAGCACTACCCAGTTATCGGGGCTGTATTCGCTCATCGTCCGATGTCCTTGATGTTGTCTTTACTGATTACTTGGTACGCACCTTTGTTATATGCAGGTGCAATAGTATATTTGGAGTCTAGTTCATGGCGAACACCTGCGGAGGTATCATGAGAGCCGTCATCAGATGACTTGTACTCTGTAGTATCTCTACGATAGGTATTGGGGGCTTCGAGCGCCTCGAACTTTGGCATATATGCCTTACGTTTCTTAGGTAAAGGTTTGCGTCGTCTACCTGAGGTAGTGTGTCGTAAACTGCCGAATGTGTGTGCCATTTGCTTTCTCCCCATTTATGAAACATAATTATACGCAAAATGAGAATGAAAGTCAAGAACTATTTTAAAGATCGTGGACGTCTTCGCCTGTTTTATGCGTAGAATCGTCTTTCTCTTGAGGTGTTAAAGCAGTCTCGGGTCCGATTTTCAAGGACTCCCAGTCTACTGTAGATGTGAAGGACTTCATAGAAGCGGAACGCATCTTGACACAATTCAGGGTGAGACACCCATCTTCGTGATCGTAGGTTTCAAGTGTATATGCAGCATCTGCCGCATCAAGAATACCTTTTGCAAAACGCGCTTCACCACTAGCGTCTGTTTGATATGGTGAGAATACGGTACAATCGTATTCCTGTGCCATTGACTTCAATGCTTTACTCACTTCGATCTGCTCTGTCCAGTCGTACTGTCCACCGGTTCGTGAAGGAAGGTTCGACCGCTTTACTTGGTTCATATAATCAACAATAATGACTCCGACATTCATCGCCTTAACCTTTTTATCAAGCTCTGCTCGAATCTTAGCTAAGGTGAGAGATGGATCATAAACTACGTTCAACTGTTGAGTCGGGAGGATCTCGCAAGTTGTCTTTAGCTCCTGATGGAACTTCTCAAAATCTCTATGTTGTTTATACTCTTTCAAGCGGTCTTGCCCATTTACAAAACGATCTGCCCACCAGCCAGCAACCTTCTCCCACTCAGTTACACTAAGATTCTTAGTGCGGAGGCGTGAAAAAGGAACTTCGGTAGCGATAGCACAACAGCGTTGCAGAATAGACCGGCTATCCATCTCAATAGTGAAATAAATAACCGACTTTCCAGATTCGTACACATTGTTTGCAATGTTAGCACAGATTACCGACTTGCCCGCACCTCGTTTACCACCTACCATTACCAAATCTCTAGGCGAGAATTGAATGTCTAGGTCGTACTCTTCGTTGAGGCCAAGTGGTATGTACTTTTCTAAATCTTCCTCAGGCTCGAACAGTTCAATACGTTGCATACTTTCCTGTGGCTCCTCCAAATCAACTTTGTCTTCGATGTCGAGGACAATTTGATGAAGGTGATCAACCGATTCCTGTGCATCTTCAAAAGCTACACTGTTTTCGACATAATCTTCGAGTGAGGTTAGGATCTCTTTCTGAGTATATTCATTCTTCAGATACTGAAGGAGCATATACGGTTCAACATCCACCTTAACGGCTTCAACTGCGTACAACTTCTCACGAGTATTAGAATCACGAATCTCAAGTTTAAGATCCTCAATCGAGGGCATACTATGAAACTTCTCACAGTGCTTATCAATGATATTGTGCAAGCTGTGATATTCGCTAGGCAAATAACGCTTATACGTCTGAGTCCACGTCTCAAAGTCGCGTAACTCAAGCGTTTGCTTTATTAAGGCACTAGCAATGTTCAATGAAGTTCTCCCGATTCATTATATTAAAGATAAGCAGACCCCGTAGAGCCTGCTCATTTTGTAACTAAGTTAGATTAAGCTGATGCTTTTTCTTTCTTAGCCGCGCCATCATAGTCAGCAGCAACGAGGCCACGACGAGTCAGCATAGTCTTAACACCGCGAGCAGTTTTGCCAATCGCTTCAGCGATAGACTCAACAGTCTGAGTGCTCAGATCACCCAAGGAAGCCAAAGGATCTTCTTTAGAAGCGCCTTTAGTTACTTCTTGCTTAGGGATAGCGCCAATGTCACCAGAGCGCAGGAGGCTTAGAGCCTTACCACGTACTGAGTTGATTGAACGACCCATAGCTTCAGCAATAGCTTCTACGAAAGCACCGTTGTTTACCATCTCAACGAATACAGTTTCTTCAGACTCAGAGTACGTGCGTACTGCTTCAACTTTAGGAGCTGGCTTAACGTGAGAGGTAAGTTCCATAGAAAGGATCTTGCCCTGGATTGACTTAGGAGAGAAAGCACCGTCTTCAAAGTGACCGGCAATCTCAGCATAAGTGTAAGAACCGCTGTTGTCAGTGACAAAAGCAGAAAGGGTAGCTTCTTGAGCGTCGGTAAAAGACTTACCGCCAGCAGCAGATGCTAGTTCTACGTCGAAGCCCATCTTACGCAGCTTGCTGCTGATAGAACGAGTAGAGGTTTCAAGTGTTTCAGCAGCTTCAGCTACAGTGACTTGAGAAACGGGGCTTTCGCCACCGACAAATTCAGTTAGTTGAGCAGTACGCTCGTCAGTCCACTTAGGTAAAGTTGACATATATTTATTCTCCAATAATTTCGGTTAGGTTGGTTACAATAGTTACGCCAGCATTCCTGGCTTTGGTTGTTTTGGCGGATTCTACGCCACTTTCATTTACCAGAATCGTGACATCCTTAGTCAAGCTGGTTTTTACCTCATAACCAAGCTCTTGCAAGAGTTTATGCGCTTCGGCTTTCGTTTTATAACTGGTAAGTTTACCACTAATACAAACAACGCCTAGCGTGGTTGAGGGTGTTACACTAGCTTCAAACTCAAAGCTAAAGGGCAGGAGACTTACCTCAATAAAGGAATTCTCCAACCAATCGCATAAGCTAGTAGCCGTCTTCTCTCCTAGACCGGCCTTACGGCATAATTCATAGTCTATTTCTTCAATGTCTGTGCAGACTTTGGAAAGTTTTTCCGTTGCAGTCTTGCCTACGAGAGGTATACTGAATGCAGGTAACAATACATTCAGAGGGGCTGTACGAGAACGCTCAAGCTCCTCTACTAACTTTACAGCAAGCCGATCAGATCCAAGGGCGTGGGCAATGTCATCTAGCGTAAGTGCGTATAGTTCCTCTAAGTGAAGAACGTCCAATTTAACGATAGTTGCTGGGCCGAGTCCCTTGATCTTCAATGTCTTAGCAAAGTGTTCGATGAGCTTGAGAGCTTTCTCCCCACAGTGGGGGTTTCTACAATACAGAAGGAAGTTGACGTCCTCTAAGACTGAGCTACAAGACGGGCAAGTAGTTGGGGCTTCGATTTTGGTCATGGTCTTCCCTCTGAAATTGAATATGTATTATACGCGGTTTTAAGATTACTGTCAAGAATTATTTTTTTCAAGGTACCAATCAATCTATGCGCCTCACGACGCGAGGTATGATTTCACCTGATCGAATAATCTCTACTTGACAACCTATTTCAAGGTTCAAGTCGCGAATATACTGGATGTTGTGCAATGTGGCTCTAGACACTGTGGCTTCGCCTACTACAATAGGATCTAAGATCGCTACTGGACTGACTACACCGCTTTTGCCTAGCTGCCACACTACATCAACTAAGGTTGTTTGCACACCCGCCTGCTGCTCTTTCAAAGCAAAGGCACCTCGTGGGTGTTTAGCTGTATGTCCTAACGCCTCAAACTCTTTGGTATCCTTGAGTCTAAACACTAAACCATCTGTGGGATAGTCTACTGCATTAAACTCAGATACAACATTGAGTCCCATCTGGCGAAGAATACTCATCTCATTAGTCCACGTAGGAACGCAATGAGGGTAAGCATCGTACGCAACAAATACTAAAGGACGAGTCCGAAACTCTTCCAGACCTGCAAGGTCATTCTTGAGTCCAAGAGATCCTGAAGCAAAGTTGCGAGAATTAGGAATACTACTCGGAGCAACTACTTCACCAGTAATCTGCACAACGCCAGAGTATAAGTCGGAAAACCGCCCTACACGTCTCAATTGATTAGGTACTAGCTCTTTCATTTTAGCAGTAATGTCTCTGCCCTGTATACCGTCTCCACGAGTTAAAGCTAACTCAAGGTTTCCGTCTACATATAACAGAGATACTGCTGCTCCGTCAAGTTTAGGGGTCATAACACAATCATCTACAGATAGAGGAGCTTCGTCAATGTCAAAACACTTCTGAAGTGAGTACATCTGGTAAGTATGCGAAACCGCATCAGTAACAGTATATCCTACACTATTGTAGTTGTGTTTAGCAGCTAGAAGGTCAAACTCTTCGTCCGAAAGGAGTGGAGTGCCTTCATAGTATAACTTACTCGCTCTATCTAAAAATTCTCGCATATTATTTCCCTAAATTTGAAAAGATATTATACGGAACTTTAAGCTACTTGTCAAGAGTTATTTATACAAATCCTGTATAAGATCTGAAAAATGTTCTTCTATCAAGCTCTTTGATTCCGCTAAGGATAGTATCTCTACCAGTCCTTGAAACATTTCTCTAGAATTACTGAGGTCAAGCGGCATAGCCACACCTTCCGGTGTAGGTTTCCACTCTTCATCAAAGTCTAGATAATATTTACGAAGATGCAAATACTCAATACCTCGAAAAGTATTGATAGTTAGGCGTACCTGCACCTCTTTTACTGTATCATAATGTATTACACGGGAATAGGCTTCTGGAGCCTCGTGTAACTCCATTACCGTCTGCCTTCATTCTTAAGAATAGAAGAGAGAGGAACGACACTTGATACAGCGGAGGGTCGAAGTAATCTATACGAGTCTGTATCCCAACAGAAGAAAAGAAGAGTATCTTCAGTTTCTTTTGCACGATTCTTCTTGCCTTGTATATAAGGTGTTGAAAAGTCTAGGGTACATACATTGTATTTTAACTTCCTGGAGTGTTCGCTACGATAGGTAATGATAGCGTCTCCATAGTCTTGCACTAAGCGTGCCAGCTCTTGCTTTTTCACTATAGTTTCCTTTTGTAGTAGTTAGCAATTTTTACTGCAACTTACATACTTAAAGGTGGTTTATAGGAGGTGCAAAAAAGCCCCGCTAGGCGAACCTAGCGAGGTTATATTACTTAGTCTTCTGATGAAAGAAGTGAAGTAATGTACTGTGCTGCTTTACCAGTCAACTTAGAGATAATCTCTTCGTCAACAGACTTACCAGCATCAGTAATTGCTGCAATGAGGGCTTCTTGTGCGGCTGCTTTAGAGACACGAGTGCCTCCAGTTGACCCGCCCGTAGAAGCTGCTTTAGCTGCGGGGGTTTTCTTAACATAGACGCCAGCCTTTGTAAGAATCATTCGTACGCCATTTGGAGACTGGTCTAAGTCTTCGGCGATGTCTTTGACAATCTCCATGCTGTTCTCTGGAGTTGGTTCTGCAGCTTCATATGCTTCTACTGCTTGTGCTTTTAGCTCATCTGTCCAAGCCATGTTACGTTTCCTTTTGTTAGGGTTTTTATTTCCTGGGCAATTACCCAGAGTTTTAAGTTGTTGTTCGTAGAATCGTTGTCCCATATATTCCTCGATTTCAGAAAAGATATTATACGGGAAAAATAACCATGTTGTCAAGAACTATTTTTTACAACCTGTTTAAATCTACACCATACTTTTTCAAATGTTCTAGCTTACCAAGATCGTACGCTGTTGAATAGGCAGCAAAGCCACCCTGGGTTACGCTAGTAAAGAAAGTATCTTCACTATCAACCTTCTGTACTACATAGATTTGATACACTGGGCCTACATACTTATCTTCATAGTCAACAGTTGCAAGACCAGGTCTGCTCTCTTGATACTCCTGAGTCATGCGCTTACCGATCTTTACTGCACTATGATAGACAGCAGACCATGCGATCTCACCTTCAGCGAAATCTTCAGACACACACTCATCTGGAAAGTAATCTACCGCTTTTCTTTCTTCGGCTCCAGAGGGGCGCTGTGGGACTCCAACTCGGTCAAGAACAGCGCGTATAAACCCGGTGGAACGAAATAAACGCTTTGAAATATCCGAGATAGGGTCGCCTTGAAGGTAGTCAGTAACTGCCTCGGAAATCTCTGCGTCTGTTGCAGGGCGGCCACGATTTTGTGACTTACGCTTTTTAACATATGCTTTTTGCTCCAAATGTCCCTCGATGATTGCATTCAATCGAGTGGTATTGTATGAGATATTCAGAATCTCACACGCTTCTTTTTTAGTTATTGCTTTTACTGTATCCGTCTGGGAAGTACTTGGGTTTAGTAGTGCTATCACCTTGTCGATGTTTACCGCTGTCAGGTTCTCGTAGCTCTTCTTCTTTACTCTTGCCATACTCTAACTCCAATAATAATTCGGCATAATGTATAATCTTTTTAATGTCCTCAGCACCGTTCTTCTTAGCGTGCCGAGTTGCATACTTAATAATGTTACCTTCAATATACCCTAAGCCATTGGCATGGATATACTCTAAAGGTTGTATAGGCAGGTCATAGTGTGACCCACCCTCTTGCTTGTCTAAAGCTGATTCTTCTTTCCACACAGGTAAGTCTCCACTAGGTGCTATGTTGATCATCTTCTTCATGAACAAAATCCTTGATCATCGGGAACATCGGATTGATAGCATAAGCACAGGCTCTAGCAATATCCATGTGTTCCTTCTGCGTACCTGGAGTAGTTCGCACATCAATGTAATGTATCCAGGAGCGTACAGTACCGTGCATATATAAACGAGTCTTTGTCAGACCCTCTGGAAGAACAGTACGAGCCTGCTC